TTTGAAACGTCTCTACTCAACTTAAACGATTTACTATTACTTCTTATGTCTATATTTTCTCAATACAAGAAACTACCTCAAAGATATTCATCGTTTGACATTCATAGTGTCCAATTATTCAATACTATTTCTTGTGAAGCCATCTTATATATCTAAGGTAAAAAGTTATCTCATTGGTTTATTATTTCTGATTGGCTCATCTCATAACCACTCTCCATATCCTCTTTATTGTCATCTAAGAACTGTGCTATCTTATTATTATATTTGTTTTCGTTTAGGTCTGCTTTATCAAACAGTTGTTTTTCCATAAATATATACATATTCACTCAATACAACATTATATTGTGATATTCTCTTGCTAGTTTTATCTCTTCTGCTGTACTTGTTAATGTTAGATCTAACGGTATATATGTTCATACTATTCTTAATCAGTCTGTTACATCTGCTGTTGGTGTTGGATAGATAAACAAACTACCATCTTTTTTAAGATAAAATGGTTTCTCTGTATTATCGTATTCTTTAGGATATATCGCCAATCAAGTTTCATCATACATTCATAGCTTTATATATTCTCAGTCTTGTAATATATATACTGCTAACACTTTCTTTAATCAAGTTGAAGTACCAGCTACAAACATAGGTATGGTATATTCATTTTGTCCTATTGCTAAATCTGTTTTAAATCTATTCCAAGTATATTTTTGATGTTTATTACTAAGTCTTGCAAAAATATCGTTATATGTAATATTTACATAATCTAAAATATCTGCATCAGCTATCTGCCCTGCACTTGTATTTGTTATTCTTCTACTTAATGATATTAGCTTTGATACGTCCATATAGATTAGTTAAACAATAAATTTAAGCAGAAAGAGGAGAAACCCCCTCTCTCTAATAAACATACTATCCCATTTTGAATAGAATTTCAATCATTTGTTGTGTACCTTCTCTAAAAGTCTTTAGACCGTATTTAGTCCAAGTTCCTACAAAAGTTCCAAACAATCATTTTGAAAGCCCTCTTTGGAATTCTGATGCGATATTCTTTTGAATAACCATATCAACACAACCCTTTTGTCCCATCATTGTGTGACATTGGTGTTCCCCTAAAGAGTAAACTGTTCAATCATCAACATCTTCAGTTACAGCTTTGTATCCTGCTGTTACAATATCTATTGTATGTGTTCCAACTGTTAATTCTACTAATGCTTTTCCTAATTTAGCTCTGTCATCTTGTGACATATCTTTATATGTTGTTCCAACTGTTCCAGTTCCATTGAAGTATGCAGCAATATTTGCTAATGTTATTGCTTCGCTAGAACCTAAATCAACTTCTCCAGCAGCAGCAGGTTCAGCTTTCAATATAGCAGATACTCAAGCTATAGTGATTTTATCATCAGCAGCTAAGTTCCCAGTAGAAGTTAGTGTAATTGTATGTTTCAAATTGTTTGATCTATACAAGTCCAATCCTAATGAAGCAGAACTAGCCATATAACCGTTTCTTAATGTTGTATCAGCTACGTTGTTTCCTGTTCCTGTAAGTGTTTGTTCCCAAATTGCAGCAACCAAAGGCTCTAATACCACAAATAATGGTGTTGTATCATCTACATCGTTTTGTACTAATTTTGCTCTTGAAGTAGATAATGTTTTCAAAATGTTAGATGTTGAGTATTGAATACCATCTGTATTAGCTCAAGTACCTTGTATGTCTAATTTTCCTACAGAATGGAAAGCATGGTCTACTTCTTGGAAAAATTTACCATCCATTTCTGTTTTCAATGCAGTCATAGATTTTCATCCATATCTGTTTAACAATTCATAAGTTGATTCAATTTTTTGTGTATCATCAACAAAGAAATAAACTGCTCTTGTCTGGTCTACATCTAGATATTCATCTGTTGAATTAATACCTTGTGCTATCATTGCTGTTTCTGCTGTATATGTTGTTGCATAAACATTAGAACCGATAGGTCTTTTAAATCTTGTAGTACCTTGTGTTTCACTAAATGCAAATCTTGCTAATGGTAGAGCTACTAAAGATTTGTTTAAATCCATTTGTATTCTTCTATCCCAAATAATTTTTTTAAAGTTTGTTACGTCGTTTGTCATTTGTTTTAAATAAATAAGTTAAAAATAATACTTATTCAGAGTAAAACTTTTTGTGTGATTGTGATGATGGAAATTTCTTATCAAATTCTTCACCTGATAGTAAAGCTATTTCCTCATCTGTTAAATCTTTCCCGTCTTTCTCTAAAAATGTTTTAGGCACTCAATTTAATGCAGTATTACCATTTAATTGGTTTCTTTTAGCATCGTCTAATAATAGGCTAGGGTCTTTCTCTGCAATCACATACTTAAATGCTTTGTCTCTTTCTATTCCTTTAGCAACTAAACTTTCTATATCTTCTTGATATTGGTTAGCGTCTTTGTTATCAGAATAAAATTTAACAGTGTTTACACTAGAATTAACCATTTCCTGTACTGCTTCTTGGTCAAATCATTTAGTGTCTTTTGTGTTTGCTTTGTCTTTCTTGAATCTTCCTTTCCATTTCTCAGCGTCTGCTGTTGCCTGTTCGGCCTTAGTCTGTTCTTCTTCATATAAGGCTTTGTAGTCAGTTGAATCATTTGAATCTTCTTCATTTGTTACAACATCTTCTACGATTGTTTCATCTTCCATTTAATAATTGTTTAGTAAGTTAAAAGCGTTTACTACTCGCAAGGGCGGTATTAAGCATCAACCGCTTAGCAATATATGGGTTTAATCATATCAATTTATTCCAAGCATCTGTTTGGCTTGGATTTTTAACATTTTTTCTAGTTTTTGTTTAGCTATCTCATCTCTGTTAGGATTTACATCAATACTGTCTTTAAACTCTTTTAAGTCAGTGTTAATAAATTTGAATACCTCTTTTAAGACATCGTTCCAATTAAATCTTTTATCATCATCAGTTCATCTTTCTAGCATAGATTCCTTTATTAGTTTTATACTATATTCATCTAATACTTTACTATATGTATCATAATAGACTGAGTCTCTAAAGTCTTTTAGTATTACTTTCTCTGATCTCTCTGTTTTAGCCATTATTATGTATTAGTAGATAAAACATCCTGCTTTGATATAATACCTCATCAAGCTTCTTGTTGTCATAATTGGCTAGTTAGCATATTACTAGCTGTGCTTGCTTGTTGATTCATCTGTTGCATCTGTGTATCTTGTCAGTTCTCTATCAAATATTTATTTAATACAGTCAGTATCTTCTCTTTAGATTTATTGTTCTCTGCTTTCTGGAAATATATCCAATATGTTAGATAATCATCATCAGGGCTTTTGAATAAACTTTTAGGGATTTTATCATCATTAATAAAATTCTCTATATAGTCTATCGCTTTCCTTTCTGTTGGCTGTAAACGAAATATCTCGTTTATCTTGTTTTGTGGCATCTTATTAAGCTTTGCTACAAACCTTTTAGTAATCAGTTTACTTATCGCTGGAATATCTGGATCATTTGTTATTATCTGTAATTCCATATTCCAATAAGCCTTTTGCTTCTCATTCATAGCTTCTACATCTGCTTTACTACCTGTTATTATAAATGGGTTATGTTTTGTAGTAAACTTATCTTTCTTTATTGATATAGATTTCCACTCAAAGTCTTGTTCCATTAATATGAATTTCTCATCACTTATAGAGAAATACTCTTGATATGTCCTCCATCGTAAGAAAGCAAACTCATATTCTCACCATAGATATGTCTTCATATTCAATGAGCTTAATACATTAGCATTAGCTTGTATTGATTGCTGTTCTCATTTAGTCATAGTCTTGTCAGGTACTATTCACATCTGCATTTGGTCTTGCTTTGTGTCCATAGTTCATTCTCTTTCTAACAAGGTATTCATTGTTATAGGGTCTTGCTTAGTGCTACTTGTTGGCAATTCTTGCATAGCATTATTAAGACTTTCTCCTGCTTGTAGTTTATCGTTTGTAAACATATATTTAGTTCAGCTTGTAGGTTTTAATATATCCTCTTTATTATCAAAGTATCTACTATTTACTATAAACTTACCACCAAATGCTTCTAGTCTTGCTTTGATTAAGTTAGCATTAAACAATATAGTCTTTGCTTCCTCTTTATCATCTAATAAATCAGGTACACTTACTCATAATACTTTACCTCTTTCTGGTTTGTAAAAATAGAATGCAAATGGTCGTCATATCAATGCAGGGTTTTTCTTCTCCTCTTTTAATACAGCTTTGATTTCTTCCATCCTTAATATAATCTTTTTATCTACATCTGTTGTTACTAGATATTTCTTTCAATTATAAATAGTAAAGTGATGATATATATCTACTGAGTAATTCATAAGCAACTCATCACATACATATTGTGTATTATCACTAATACTTATAGCTTGTTTCATAAGCTCCTTATCATTATCTATGCTACTCTTATTTAGTTTACTTAGTGCTGCTTTATCATATTGTGGGTCATTTTTTAGGTTAAACATCATATCTGTCATTGTAAACCCAAAGTATTTATATTGATTAGCTGTAAATTTACCTATCAATGTAGGATTTGGATCAAAGATAGCAGTCAATGGATTAACAGCATAGAATATTGGCACTTTCTTTACTAAATCAAATCAGTGTTTATATTTTATTCATAAACCAAAAAAATACCTATCTCGTTGTACTTGATAGTCTAATTGTTGATA